CTTATAGGGGCTTTGGAATGTATGAGGACGGAATCGTTAGTCTTTGTTTCTCTTGTCATCCCTGTTTAGCTACCATTTTTTATGACATATTGGTTGTATATGAATATGTATAGCTGAAATACCATCTAGATGCTTTTTTTGAAAAGGTGGGGGATTTGCGGGATTTGTATTTCTCTATAAGGGATTCGTGAATCCCGCATTTCTCCCACCTTTTTTTTATGTTACAAGAATATGGTGTTTCGGCTATAAGTTTTTCAAAATGTTACCTACATAAATTGCCCTACATGATTTTAATAAATAATTATTTATTTATTAAAATATGGATCCTAAATTGTGCTACTTCGTTTTAGCAGTTTGCTTCATACTTTTTAAAGTATGATTAGAAAGCTAATTCTGTCTCATCTGCATCAGCTAACATACTATTCTTAAAAGTTAAATTTAAAGTTTTGTCTATTATCAAATGTTTTGTAGCAAATTGATAAAATATTGTATTCAATGCTGCATCTGGAATTAAATAGCTTACATGTTTTGTAGCATCCTCTTTAGTCTGTATAATAGATTTACCAAAATAGGTGTTATAAATTTCTTTCAAAATCTTATTTGAATGAGACGACTTATCAATAAATTTAAAACTAAACTGTTCAAAAATCAAGTCTAATATTTCCTTATTTAATTTTGTTTTTGTGATGTCAAGTGGTATGATTGTTTTTGAAGAATCTATTTTGTTATGCTTCATAATCTGCGTGAAGACGTTCTTGTCATTGGTATAGACACTTTTCAATTTATCAAAAAAAAAACAATAATCTAAATCCCAAGCTAATGCTATTATGTTTTCACCAGTTTCTGCTGTTTCTTTTTTACCTTCATCAGTAAACTCTTTTTGATAAAAATGTTTGCGCATTATGAGCTTATCAAGCATTGTAGCTTCCTGTGCAAAACATAATTGCTGAAACTGTTCTAATTGTGTCTGGTCAATTTCTGGAATATCTTTATATGTGTAACCAAAATGATGATTATCTAATAGTCCTTTTATTTCTTTTTTAATTGTATCATTAATTACTTTTTTATCAGTTTGCTGATTATAATGAGCTTTGACACAGAATAATTGGAAACATCTTTTTAGGGGGGCTTTCTTCTCAACTAATATACTTTTATACAATGCTGAATAAAGTGGACAATTTATTTCTTTACAATCATTTAACCAAGTTGTATAATTAATTCCAGCCATATAACAAATGTTTATAATACCAGAACTTAAATATCTTGCTCTATAAGAAACCTGAATAATATCACGAGGTGTATTATGTGGCGCAATAAATAAATATTTATAATCAAAATCTTGATTCTCATATGAGACGCCGCAAGTTACAATATTATTTAATATTACAAAATCATAATCAGTCCAAGAACCATTTACATTTTTTAATTCCATTTTATCTATATCAGAACTATCAGCATTATAACATTTACCCCTTTTACCAGTAGCTTCAGCAATCATATTGAAATAATTCTCCATTGACTTATGGCTTGTGCTTTCTTTTTTGAAAGGATAAAAGATAAAACACTTTGAACCATTTTTAATTTTTTGTATAATATCATGAGTTGTTTCAAGAAATCCATCCATATAATTAATTGTTCTTGTTGTTGGTTCAAATATTCTTGAATAAATGAGACAATTTGTATTATTAATATGTCCCTCAAGTTGCTTGATAAAATTAGTTGTTTTTGTAGTGATAAATGCATCAAGAAATATTACTTTTTTAGCTGCTCGTAACAGTGCAATAAATTTAATCCAAATTTTATGTTTTAATTTAATGTCTTTGTTACCTAGAAAATCTCCCAAAAATTTATCAATTACTGTTTCAATTTCATCAATCACAATTACATCATATGTTTTTTTATTAAGATAATGAATTGAGTTTAAACAACAAATTACCTTATTACATTCAGCTAGCCTACCTTTTTGTTTATCTTTTGTTGAAATCGTTTCATAATGAGTTACATCTATTTGACGTTCCTCCATTCGTAGCAAAGTATTTTGTCCCAATGCTTTATTTGGTGCAATCCAAATGAAGCTTGGTTGAAAATTTAAATAATTAATTGTTTGAACTGTCTTGCCTCCACCCATACCAATATTAAAAACAGAATATTTCTCAGAATTATTAAAGTATGTCTGATTAATAGATTCTATTGGAATCTTTAATTCTTCGGGAATATTAAAAGTATCTGCAAAATCTCTATAACAAATATCCTTATTCAAATGCTTATAAAAAACACATAGTAACTTTTTCATTCTTTCAATACTAACTTCTGGAAATTTATCAAGTGCATTCCAGAGCTTAATGCCTTGTTCATTTTTAACAAGATTCAAATGTTTATTTGATAACCAAGACAAATATGTATCAAAATTGATCTTATTAGAATAGCAGAATCGGGCAACTAAGTGCGTATAAGAAAAATCAAAATCTTTTGTATTTAAGGGTAACATTGATAAAATATCTTGAGCTGACATATCATTATAATCAATTCCTTCTGGAACTATTAAATTTAATTTTGGAAGTGTTCCCAAATTATAAGTTGTTTTAGATTGTTCTATTAAAATTACTTCTTGAACCTCATTTGTAAGACTTGGTAAGGGTTTAATAAAAGTATTGAAGAAACAAGTAATTAAATGTTTCTTCTGGTTTTCGTTTTCAACAATTAATTGACATCTTTCTTCTTGAGCTGGTTTTGATTGATTGAAACACTTCATTGGACTATTTCTTTTATAAATCTTCCAATCAAATGCGGAATCATGATTATCAAAAATATACTTACAAATATGTTTCATCTGTATCAATTCATTTTCAGTATTAATTAAATAATTATTCAATACAATATGGTAAGAGATTTTATCAGGAGTAATAGAACCAGAAATAGCCATATCAGAATCTGGAAAGATTTGTTCAATAGTATTTTTACATTTACTTAAATAATCCTTATCATCACAGTCTTCTTTTTTATCAATATCAAAAAAGACTTTACACGGAAATTTATTAAATATAAGTTCATACATTCCATTATTATTGCTACATAGTCTTAAAAGATTCTCTGGCGTAGATGTTCCCCAGCATTGTCCATTTTTAGTTGTCCACATCTTAATTGGAACAGTATCAGAAGTAAGCGTCTTTAATGCTTCTGATTGTGCTTTGCAATTTACTATAACTAAATTTTTATAGAAATTTGTTTTAAGAATAGTTACAACTTTCCAAGTATTAAGATTCTCCTTAATGTTTATCGCTGATGTTGTCATTGGTATATAATACTCAATTATAATAAATTCTATTTAAGTCATTTTAATAGGATTTATATGGTTAAAAACGTGTAGGTATCTTTTATGATAAAAAATAGCCGAAGGGCATATTTTATGTAACATAAAAAAAAGGTGGGAGAAATGCGGGATTCACGAATCCCTTATAGAGAAACACAAATCCCGCAAATCCCCCACCTTTTTAAAAAAATATATAGATGGTGTTTCAGCTATCCTCAAATAAATCAATATTCATAATATCTTTTATAGCTGCAGCAAGCAGTCGTTTTTTTTGTTGACATATAAGATTATTGACACGAACAGACTCTAAATGAGATAGTTTATATTTCATAGAACCTTCTCTATGTTGCGCTGGATTTTTGGCTCTATATTTGTAGATGGCGGTTTTGCAGTAAGTCATTGGTATATACTTTAAATATATTATAATTTCTTTAAATCATTTTAATATAGATAATTCCTTAATATAAGGTAAAATCAGACTGAATAATTGCAAAATACAGCCCAAATCCTCAGGCACCTCCCTGAGAAATAAATCAACATTTTATATAAAATAACAGAAAAAACCTCAGGCACCACCCTGAGAAATAAACCCTCTTTTTATATAAAATACTAGCAAAAAGTCTCAGGGACTACCCTGAGAAATAAACACTCTTTTTATATAAAATACTAGCAAAAAGTCTCAGGGACTACCCTGAGAAATAAACCCTCTTTTTATATAAAATACCAGTAAAAACCTCAGGCACCACCCTGAGGAATAATCCCACTTATATAGCTTCTAACATATCTAATTCAAATTTTGCAATACAAAATTTAGCATGTTTTTTAGACTGTTTATGATGTGCCCACTCCATCTTAGAGCCAACCCAACCACACTCACATTCCTTTTTAATTGCATAATGCTCCTTACACTTGGTCACATTATATTTCTGAGTTGGGTAATTAATAGGCAGTTGACAATTAAGCATTTCATAACCTTCATCCTTAAACTGCTTAATAATAGCCACTTCAATATAGACAGATGTAGGTTCGTCACAAATGCACTTATGAAATAATGATAACTCCCAATTTTCCCAGCCACCTAATTGCCTGATATGCTGATATAGCTTAATGTCACTGACATTACATTTACTTTTATGACATGCTATTCTGCTTTTAAGGTCTTTAGTTTTTCCAACATAAACCTTTTTAACATCAGAATCCTTACATACAATCTTATAAAAAAAATAAGGACACACAGCGGGAAAAGCAGGAACAACAGAGACTTCTTCATATTCTACAGCAAGCATTTTATATAATAGGTTGAGATAAAAATTCCGCCTAAATAAACTAAAAACTAAAACCGCCTAAACAATTAACTTTTGAATTTCTTTATTAAAATAATTAATATTATTTATAATATTTTTTGAACCACCATTTAAAATAAATGTTTCATATAATAGCTGTGATGGCTTTAAGGTCATAAGTGTATTTTTTGCATCATTATTTAATAGACCATAATATAAGTCTCTCCTTAATTTATTATGATTATCAATATAATATTTACATTTTTTAAATCCCACATCATAATGATTACCATTTAATAAATATATTCTGAATCTACGGTTCCTTAATGGACTATCCTCAATATTAATAATAAGAGTATACATTTATATTTATTAAATATTATATATTTTAGTTTTTGTTTTTTAAACTAATGATTTATATTTTTCAAGCATAGCATTTTTATAAGCTGCATAAATAGGTATTAATTCATCTTTTAAAATATTTGAAGTTAATTTCCCTTTATCTATTCCCCTTTTAATTATAAATTTGGATGGTATCCATTCTGGTATTGCTGTTAAATATTCTTTTTCAATAACAAAATTAATTTCTTTAATTTTTTCAGACATTGTTAGTTCTTTTTGGTAAGTTGTTGGTCGTACAGGAGGAAGTGTTTCAGGAGCTTTTACTTTTGATGATTTCTTTTTTGATGGGACATCTATTATAATTTCTTCTTCTATAGGTGGTATTAATGCTTTTGGCGGTTTAAGTTCTGGAGCTATAAATAAATCTTCACGTGGTGCATCCATAGAAAAAGTTTCTTCAGTCATTTTTGATAGATCCAAAGATTCAGAAGGTACAATAGGTTCAGAAGCAGCAGCAGGTTCATCTGTAAGAGTAATTTCCCCTTCAGGAGAATTAGTCCATTCAGAACTAGGAACTGAGTTTGAAATAGTTCCAATTTGGTCGCCTAAATTATCTGTATGAATAATGTCAGCCTGATACTTATCATTCTGAGAAGGTAAATTAAAAAAACTTGGCACTGCAGAAGATGAACCCAATGAACTAGAACTTCTAATCTTAGGTTGTGAAAAACTTATTGGAATACCGCTTTCATCAAAATTAACTTCCTTCTTTTGTCTATAATCTTTTACAGGTATTTCACCTGATTCGCTTTCACTAGTTTCTGGAAATATAGGGTCACCATTTTCATCAACAAATATAATATTTTTCTTTTTTCTAGGAACTCTTGGTTTTTTAACTTTTTCGTTAGTTTTTGTAGATAGTAATTCAGTTGCTATAAAAGGATCAACCATTAAATCAACGGGAACTCTTGTTGCGGGTTGAGCTGACCAAGATGCAGCTATCTTTGGTGCTTCCATTAAAGGTGGCTGATACGGAGGCTGACCAAGAGTTGTGATTGCTTGTCCATTTGTAGGAAATACAAAGGGAGGATTATAAGAAGTTTGTACTTGTCCTGTTTGTTTTTTTGTGCCATCTTTACCCCCTTTATCACCAACATGAACTTTAACAATTTGCTGCGTCTTAGGTCTCATTGTTTTAATAAGTTTTAAAATATCTTCAGTAGATAAACGTCTACTCTTTTTATCTTTCTTTGCTTTAAGTTTAAGTTTCTTTTTGGAGCTGGGCATTATATATAATAACAATATATTTATTTAATTTGTAGTTCATTAAAGTTTTTAAATAATTTTCCATTTGTCAAATCAATGTCTAGATGCTGATACGGTTTATCAAAACAATAATCATAAACATTTTGCCTCTTATCCTTTTCAATCCCAAAATATTCTTCACAAACATTATTCCATTCATTGGTTGATTTTGGTTTCCATATAGAAATATTGGTTAGTTGTCTTCTGATAGTAGCAGGCATATATTTCAGTTGCTGTAATGTAAAAATCCAAGAGGCTGATAGATGCCGTGTTTTCATAATAAGTTTTGATAATGCTTTTTGAATATGCTTATCCTTTAAGAATCCAGCCATATCATCTACAATAATTAATGTATGCTCTAGCTCACAATTTAGATCAAGACATTCCGCTTTAATGTCAAGCAGTTCATCTTCAATGTCATTTAAAACATTGACATCTAATTCATGATGCACTCTTTCGTGTTCAGCTAAAGGATGTTTTTCAACTGATAAGAAAGATGTTAAAGGACAAAATAAAATTACATTTTCAAATTTGCCCCTGTAATATTCTTTACTTTTCAACATATTTAAAAGTGTGCTACTTTTTCCACAGCCACCAGTTCCAACCATAGCATAAACAAAGCCATTGCGAGAAGGAATATTTCGGTTTACATCAGGCAGCCAAACGTCCATCGCTTCCTTCACAGGTTTCAATGGTTTAAATTTTGAATCAATTTCCTTTATAGACATATTATATACACACATAATATTTCTTATTTAATTGATAGCTAGTCTTTCTTCACATATAACAGCGCTTGCATAGGACTATTTCCCATTTCACTCGCAGTTTTCTGTAGCTCATCCAAATCAATGCCCTTAAATTTATTGGTAAGAAATATATGTCGCAACATACTAGTGC